GAGGTGCGGATGGCGGAGAACGCGTTCTTCATGATCCACAACCCGTGGGCCATCACGGTCGGTGACGCCAACGACCACCTGAAGACGGCCGACATGCTCGAGCGGATCAGCGAGAGCGCGATTGCCGCCACCTATCGCGCCAAATCCGGGCAGGATGCCGAGACGGTGCAGACGTGGATGGACGACGAGACGTGGTTCAATGCAGCCGAGGCGGCCGCGGCGGGCTTCGTTGACACCGTGGAAGCGATCGCGCCCAGCGATGCCACGGCGGCGTTGGCCAGGTTCGATCTCAGTGTGTTTCAGCACGCGCCGCCGGCCCTCGCTGGGACGGCGAAGGAGCCGACGGTGCGTGATATGGAGACGGCCCTGCGGGAGGCAGGGCTCAGTCGGACCGCGGCCGCCAAGGCGGCGAGCGCGGGCATGGCGGCACTTCGTGGCCAGCGGGAGGCTGGTAACGCGGTCGCCCAGGGCATCGAGCGACTCACCAACATTCTCAGGAGCTAAGCCCCATGGACGAAGAGCTGAAAAAGCAGCTGAATGCGCTGGGCGTCGCCTTCGAGGAGTTCAAGAAGGCGAATGACCTGCGCCTGAAGGCGATCGCGGAGAGAGGCGCGGCCGACGCCGAGACCGTCGCCAGGGTCGAAGCGATCAACAACGACATCACCGCGATCCGCGGTGCGGTGGACAAGATCGAGACCGCGCAGCGCCAGCAGGAAAACCTGGTCGCGCGCCTCGAGCTCGTCGGGAACCCGCGGGCCAGCGAAGCGCAGGAGCGTCTGCGCATCGAAGCCCGCCAGTTCTTGGCCCTCACCGGGCAGCGGCTGGAGATCTCCGCGGAGGTCGCCGCCGAACACCTCGAGCGGTACCAGAACTACCGGCGCGCCTTCAGCCGGTACCTGCGCCACCCGAGCGACAAGCAGGGCTTCAGCCTCGATCCGGACATCCGGGCCGCGATGAGCGGCGGTACGGACCCGGGCGGCGGCTACTTCCTCACGCCGGATCTCAGCGGGCGGCTCGTGGAGTTGCTCTACGAGACCACGCCGATCCGGCAGTTCGCGAACGTCGAGACCACCTCGAAGCGGGAGGTCACCGGCCGCAACGACCTGAACGAGGCCGGCGGCGGGTGGATCGGCGAGGTCACCGCGCCGACGGAGACGACGCATCCGGAGGTCGGGGAGTGGAAGATCCCGATCCAGGAGCTCTACGCCGAGCCGCGGGCGAGCCAGGACGAGCTCGACGACAGCGAGTTCGACGTCGAGATGTGGTTGCTGAAGAAGGTTGCCGACAAGCTGAGCCGGCTCGAGAACACGGCCAGCGTGTCGGGCAACGGCATCAAGCAGTGGCGGGGGTTCCTGACCTACGCGGCCGGCACGCCCGCGGCCACGTCGGCCGCCGCCTGGGCGGTGATCCAGCAGACCGGGACCGGCGCCTCCGGCGCCTTCGCGGCTGCGCCCAACGGCGGTGACGTGTTCCTGGACACGATCGGCACGCTGAAGGTGCCGTATCGCCAGAACGCGCGGTGGGCGATGAACCGCACCACCGAGGCCGCCGCGCGCAAGCTGAAGGACAGCGATGGCGCATATCACTGGCAGCCGGGCCTCCAGGCCGGCACGCCCTCGATGCTGTGCGGGTATCCGCTCGCGCTGTTCGAGGACATGCCGGTGCTGGCGGCGAACAGCCTCTCGATCGCGTTCGCCGACTGGAAGCAGGCCTACGAGATCCGCGACCGGAAGGGCGTCAGCACGCTGCGCGACCCCTTCACCGGCAAGCCGTTCGTCAAGTTCTACACGACGAAGCGGTCTGGCGGGGCGGTCGTGAACTTCGAGGCCATCAAGCTGATCAAGTTCGGCTGATCAACCGGCGGCCCGGTGGCCGCCGTGTGGGTCATGACCGTCACTCTGTCACGGAACAACCGGGGCCGCGCGCTGAAGGCGGCCCCACGAGGAGACTGAAAATCCATGCGTGATCTGATGAACAACATCCAGGCGAAGCGGGTGCTGTCGCCCGCGGCCTCGCCGGCGGACAACACCGCGCAGGTCGGGCAGATCATCGACCGTCAGGGCTACGAGAGCCTGACCTACCTGATCTTGACCGGGTCCCTGCCCGACGCCGACGCCACCTTCGCGGCACTGCTCGAAGAGAGCGACGCGTCGGACATGTCCGGCTCGAACGCCGTCGCCGATGCGGACATGATCGGCACCGAGGCGCTGGCCAGCTTCATCTTCTCGGACGACAACAAGGTGTTCAAGCTGGGGTACATCGGCGACAAGCGGTACACCCGGCTGACCATCACGCCGGCGGCGAACAGCTCGGCCTCGCTGCTCGCCGCGGTGGCCGTGCTCGGCCACCCGGACCAGGCGCCGACGAGCAACCCGCCGAACTGATCGGCGGCCGCGGTGGGGAGCGCGTCGGCGCAGCAACGGCCCGCGCGCTCCTCCCGGTGCAGACAGCTGCACTGGAACCCTGAGAGGGAGGAACCCCGCCCATGCGGGTCAACGTCATCACAGCGTTTCCGTATTCGCCGAACGGCTATGAGGTCAAACAAGCCGCCGTTGGCGTGCAGGACCTGCCGGAGGACATCGCGGCGATCGCGTTCAAGGAAGGCTGGGGCACGCCGGCGGAGGCCGTGAAGCCCGCCGCGGCGACGAGCGCGGATGCGCCGCGCGAGGCGCTGCTGCTGTTCACGCGCGAGAAGACGATCGATGAGGTGCGGGAGGCGCTGCAGACCGTCGAGACCGAGGACGCGCTGCTGACCATCATCGAGGGCGAGCAGGCCCACCCGGACTACCCGGGCGGCCGCAAGGGCGTCCTGGAGCTGATCGACGCGCGCGCCGAGCAGCTGCAGCAGGCGCAGGACTAGCGCCGTGGGTCTCATCCTGGTCACGCCGCCTACCGAGCAGCCGGTCCTCGTCGAGGATCTGATCACGGCCATTCATCCCGTCGAATCCGGCGAGGAGAATGACCTGCTCGAGAGTTACATCGCGGCGGCCGCGGCCACGGCCGAGACCTACCTGCGGCGCGCGCTGTGCGCGCAGCAGTGGCAATGGTCCTTGGATGGCTTCCCGGGCTCGAGCGTTCTGCGCCCGCCGAAGCCGCCCTTGATCAGCGTGGACAGCATCAAGTACTTGGATCCGGACGGTGCGCTAACGACGCTGGACCCGGCCGTCTACACGGTGGATCTCACCGCCGTGCCGGGGCGCGTGGCGCTGGCGTGGGCGCAGACCTGGCCGTCCACGCGCCAGGAGCTCGCCGCGGTCCGGATCACATTCACGGCCGGCTGGGCGAAGGCGAAGGACCTCCCGGAAGGGATCAAGGCTGGCATGAAGTCACTGATCGGGACCTGGTATGAGAGTCGCGAGACGGTGACGCTCGACGGCGCGGCCAGCGAGATCCCGGATACCGTGAAGCGGATGTGGGCGCCCTACCGGATGCCGTACTTCCGGTAAGGAAACGTTGCCCAGCAGGCCGCCGACTCGCATATTGTCGGCGACAACTCACATGAGCGGCCCCACGCGGCCCCCTCGCTCCCTCCGGAGCCAGGGGGCCGTTGTGCGTGGGGCCCGGAAACGGACCGGCGATGCTGCGCGGAAGCGACCTGAACCGCCGTGTGCGAATCGAGGAGGACCGTGGCACCAGCAATGCGAGCACCGGCGTACGGACGGAGGACTGGCAGGAACTCTGCACGCGCTGGTCGCTGCTGGAGCTCGCCGGCGTCTCGCCGCACTTCGCCGAGTTGCGCAAACGGCACCCGACGGCCGCCTGGGCATTGGCGCTCCGCTACGACGCCACCACAGCCACGATCGGCCCACTCCACCGCGTGGTCTGGACGTCTGGCAGCCAAGGCTTCGCAATTCTGGGGGCCGCGTTCGATCCCGACGGCCGGCGGCGGGAGATCCACGTGCCGCTGAGCGAGCGCTTCCCGATCGTGGCGGTCCAGTAGTGAGCTTCGCCGACGCCGTGAAGGCCTTCGCCGAGAAGGCGCTCGGCTGCGCCGAGTACTTGAAGTAGTGGTCCTGCAGGACGCACTC